AAAAAAAATTTTTTTCGCACATAGTGCGAGAGCAGCACTATACTACAAACACTCTTAGAAAGTCTAGGAGTATCGTGTAGAGGTACACGATTAGATATGAAAAGAAAAGGCTTTTCATCAGATAAAGTAATGACAGTTGTGTGTTAGAAAACTGATGGCTAGTTGATTTGATATTTCATATTCTTTCATAAAACAGTAAATGGACAGACTGTATGTGCAGAACCCCACTTCGGTGGGGTTTTGTGGTATAGTAATGAGTATGGTTATAGATAAAAAAGGTAAGAAAAAATCTTACGCTAAAAAAACTAAAAAATATAAAAAGATGTAATTATGCCTTTTACTAAACGAGGTAAGTATTATTATTCACCTAGTGGTAAAAAAATGACCCTCAAACAAGTACAAGCATATTATGCAAAAACAAAGAAAAAGAAAAAATAATTTTTGAGTATTTACCAAATACCTTGTCCTGTTTGTGGTGAAGTATTATCTATTGTAGATGGTAAAATAGTTTGTAAAAATAAAGAATGTGTAAATTATGGTAAATAAAAAAATATGTTACGCAGCAGGGTGCATGAGACCCTTACCTCCAAACTCTAGTAAATTTTGTAGTACTAGATGTAGAAACAGAATTTCTCAACAAAAAAAACGAGCTAAAGCAAAAGGTATAGAATGGAAACAAGTTGATGATGTTATTAATATACCTAGTCAAAATAATGTACAAAAACGCAGAGGTAAAACTTATACAGATTTAAAAGAATCAGGATATGGACAACAGATACTAGAAAAAAAAGTAACTATGTCTGAAGTAGCTAAGATACTTAATACATCTGTAGCAGCAGTATCAATGGCATACAATGCTTGGGTAGAAGATACAGAAACAGAGATACAACAAAAAACTTGGGCAATACCACAAGTAGCAGAAAAATCATTAAAAGATTTTAAAGATTTTAGAGATAGATATTTTCAAACAGAACAAGGAATACCATATCAAACACCTGATTTTCATGTGAGATGGATTGAATCTATTTTAGAAGCAATAGAAAATGGAGAACAACAAATGATATTATCTCCACCACGACATGGCAAAACAGATTTGCTTATACATTTTGTTATATGGTTAATTTGTAAAAATCCAAACATAAGAATACTTTGGGTAGGTGGTAATGAAGATATATCTAAAAACTCTGTTAGCTCTGTTATAGACCAATTAGAAAACAATGAATTATTAATAGAAGAAATATGTGGACCAGGACCTAAATTTAAACCACAAAACAGAAGTGGTAAAGCGTGGTCATCTACAGAGTTTACTGTAGGTACACGAACAGTAACAGGTATTAAATCTCCTACTATGGTAGGTATTGGTAGAGGTGGTAAAATACTATCCAGAGACTGCGATATTATTATTGCAGATGACATTGAGGACCATAGCTCTACTATGCAACCAGCATCAAGAGAAAATACTAGAAACTGGTGGACAACAACTTTGTCATCAAGAAAAGAGGAACATACAGCTATGGTAGTAATAGGTTCAAGACAGCATTATGATGACTTGTATTCTCATTTGTTAGAAAACGAATCATGGAAAACTATTGTAGAAGAAGCACACGATACTGCTTGTACTTTACCTGACTGGAATGAAAATGACCATGTTGATTGTATGTTATGGTCTGGTAAAAGAACTTATAAATGGTTAATGGATAGAAAACGAGCAGCAGAAACTACAGGTGGTAGAGCAATATACGAAATGGTTTATTTGAATGTAGCTATGCCAGATGGTCTTGCATTATTTGATAGAGTTGAAATAGAGGAATGTAGAGACCAAAGAAGAGATATAGGACATATACCACATGGCGTAAGATTAATTGCAGGATTAGACCCAGCATCTACAGGTTATCAAGCTGCATTTTTATGGGCATATGATATGGAAGCAAATAAATTATACATGGTAGATATGAACAACAGTTTAGGTGGTGGTATTCCACAGGCATTAGAAATTATAAAACAATGGTGGACAAAATATAATTGTTCGCATTGGGTCATAGAAGAAAATGGTTTCCAAAAAGCTATTAGGCAGGATGCAAGTATAAGAGAGTTTGCATCACAGCATGGTATCTTTTTAGAAGGACATGAAACTTATAAAAATAAATTTGACCCTATTTATGGTGTAACAGCTATGCGACCTATGTTTCAAGATAAAATAATTTCTTTACCTTATCTTAGCTTTGAAGCACAAGAGAAGGTAAACTTATATACAAGTCAGTTAGTTTATTTCAGTTCTGCAAAGAATAAAAGTAAAACTGTAGGAACAAAAACTGACATAGTTATGGCTAGTTGGTTTCCAATGAGAGCCATAAGAAGAATGCAAAAAGAACGCTTTGCAGAATTAGGATATGAATACAATCCTAGTTTTACAGGGTATAATTCTAGTAATATGGATTTAGATAATTGGAGATAAATGCCTTTAGATAACGAAGCACTTTATAAAAAAATAGATTACCTAAGAATTATTAATCAAGAACAAATGATTGATAGAGCTAGGATAAGAGACATAATGAATGGTGGTGAATCAGCAGTCAAAGCACTGCTTGGTAATACTATTAATGTAGAGTATCACGAACTTCCTGCACCTAATTTATTTTTAACAGCATTAGAAAGATTTTCACAAAAGTTAGGTAGAAGTCCAGATTTAAAAGTAGATATTATTAATGAAAAGGATAGCGAGAGAGCTAGAAAAAAATCAGAGAAACTAGAACGAATTGTTTTAGCATATGATAAGTTTCAAAAATTACATATGCAGTTACCACAAGCAGCTAGATGGTTGCCTGGTTATGGGTTTGTAGCTTGGACTATTGGACATAGAAGAGATAGGGATGATAACCCATATCCATATGCAGAGTTACAAGATTCATTTACTTGTTATCCAGGTGTGTTTGGTAATGACCAACAACCAAGCGAATTAGCAATTATTCGTAGAGTTCCTCATGCAGTGTTAGCTGAACAATACCCTGAAGCTAAAGGATATATATATGCAAGAGAAGATAACCAAGGATTTCAAAATCCATATTCAGCTTTGATAGACACTAGAAACAATGCAGGTACATGGGCTAACTCAACAGGTCATGGAAAAGTATTAGTACAATATTATGACAATGAAGGTACATATGTTTATTTACCTGAAAATAAAAAGACAATAGATTTTATTCCTAATGTTTTAAAATCTGGACCAGCATTTGTATTAGCTAAACGATATAGTTTTGACCAAATGCAATCACAGTTTCAACATATAACTGGTCTTATGGCAAATATGGCAAAGATTAATATTCTTGGAACTATTGCTATGGAAGATGCAGTATTTACAGAGACAAACATTGTTGGTGAAATTGAATCAGGAAAATATAGAAAAGGCAGATTTGCTGTTAACTATTTGACACCTGGTTCGCAAGTGTCTAAGCCAGTCAACAATCTACCATACCAATTATTTCAACAAGTAGATAGACTTGAACGACACTTGCGACTTGGTGCAGCTTATCCTGTATCTGATGATGGACAATCTCCTAACGCATTTGTTACTGGTAGAGGACTAGAAGAACTAGGACAATCTGCATCATTACATGTTAGAGAATATCAAACAATACTAAAAGAAGCATTACAAGAAATGGATGCTAAACGACTTGAATATGATGAGTTAATGTTTGGTAATGTGCGTAAACCTATTGCAGGTAGGCATAAAGGAACTGCATTTAAAGAAACTTATTCTCCAGACACTGATATATCAGAAGTATATGAAACTAGAAGAGTCTATGGAGTTATGGCAGGATTTGATGAGCCACAAAAAATTATTACAGGTTTGCAATTAAAACAACAGGGTATTATAGATACACAAACTCTACAAGAGAATATGGATGGATTAGATAACATCACTAAAATACAACAAAGAATATCTGCTGAAAAAGCCGAAACAGTTTTGTTTGAATCGCTGATGGCACAAGCTGCACAGGGAGACCCTAAAGCAACTATGGCAGCAGTAGAGATTAGAAAAAATCCACAAAATATAACTGATATACTAGACAAGTTCTATACCCCTGAAGAACCAGAAATGACACCAGAAGAAATGATGTTAGCACAACAACAAATGGGTGGTATGCCAGGTATGCCAGGTATGCCACAAGGTCCAGGACCTGAACCAGACATAGCTAGTGTATTAGCTGGTTTAACAGGTGGTGGTCCAGTTGTCTGATATTAATAAATTATTTTACGACATAATTAATCAAGAAGATTGGGATGATGTAGTTCCTAATAATGACCCAGTAATATATAGAGATTTTATTTCACAACAAGATGTTCCATTGGGGAATATGATATTACCAACACCTATACCTGGTGTATGGATTAGTATAAGTTTAGGGTTTGAAATAGAAAATCCAGGAGATTATGAAAAATGGTAAGAAAACCTAGTGTATTAAAAAAAAGTACAGACATGAAAGTTGATGGTGCGTATGCAGATATAGTTGCACCACCAAGAGCTGAAGGAGACCCTTTTAGACAAACAGCAAATATACAAAGTCAAATAGATGCAGTTGGTGGACCACTTGCACAAGAAGTAGTTGCTACAGGTGGTATGCCTAATGTAGCTAACTTACCAGTACAAATGGGTGATGATTTATTTAATTCTCCTACACAAATACCAGGTGAACCAGGTAATCAAATATCAGATATGCCACAATTATTTAATGCTTCAGCAAATAAAGTTGATACATTAAGAAATATTATTTTAGAAAAATATCCACATAGAGCAATTAAAAATAGGTTGTTATGAGTTTTTTCACTAACTGGAGTGAAGATTGGTTTAAATCTAAAGCAGAAGCTGAAGCTAAAAAACAATTTGAAAATAATGAAAAACTTAGTATGGACACTGATGCTCTTTCAAAAAGATATTATGAATTAGAACAATTTAATCCTAGAGAAGAAGAAACATTAATTGCTGCATTAGCAAATGAAGGTGCATCTAATAGAGATTATTACGAAATATGGAAAACAACAAACAATAATAATTTTAGAAAATATGAAAGATTTAATACTGTAGAACAGAACGAACATACATCTTTTGTAAAATCAGTATTGTCAAAAGCAAAAGATTACAATGCTTTAAGAGCAGCTTCAACAATAAGTAAATCCTTAAATGAAAAATATCCTGGAACTAATTTTGGTAGTACAGTTTGGAATGGTTTAATAACAGTTTTAGAAGCTCCATTTTATGCTTTTCAAGGAATATTTGGTCCACAGTTTGGAATAGAATACGAAGCAGCAGCAGATAGATTATTAAAAGAAAGAGGAGACACTTCAGGATTTAGAAGTTATAGATATTATCCAGGTCAAACAGAACCACAAAAAAAATTACCATGGACTATAAAAGTAAGAGCAGGTTTAGAATCATTTGTTAAAGGTGGTGGGTTATCAGGAACTGTTGGTGCAGTTGGTGGAGGTATAATTGGTGGACCATTAGGTGCATTTGCTGGAGCTATAGTTGGTGCATCAGCACAAGAAATAATTGAAGGTAACTATGTTAATAATCCAGGAATTAAAAATGATTTTATAAGATTTACTCCTAGTCAAGGAGCTTTAGAATATCTTGGAGAAATTGGCGTAGATTATAATAAGTTATTAGAAGATAATAAAACTAACTTAGCAGCGTTAATAGAAGCAGCACCTGATGTATATGATAAAAATTTAAAAATAATAACTAATGGAGTTAAAAGACCATTAACAGCAAATGAAAAAGCAGAGTTATATTACAGAACAGTTAATGATTTAGTTGCTGCACCATTACAAGAACAAGGCATACCTATTACAGAAGTATTTGGGAAACAAGTAAATATGCCACAATTTTTTAATAGAAATCAAATATTAGAAGATGCAGTACAAAGTAGAGAAGGATTATATGAACAAGGAGTTACTGCAAATGTAGGTGATTACTATAGAATGTTGTTTTTAGGAAGTATGGAAAATAAATATTCTCCTAAATACGCATTAGCAGATGACATTAATCAACAGTACGAAGATTTAATTTTTACTATTAGAACAGCAGCAGCAGAAGGTTTAATTGATGAAGATGAAACAAAAGATTTGTTAGAAGAAGTAGAAACAAAAGCTAACGAATTGTTTTCAGATTTAGCATTTAACCCAAACAAAAAAGGTGCTGGTAGAGTTTTATCAGGCATTGTAAATTTTTTAACTATGTATAAATTAGACCCATTTGTTATGGCAAGTAAAGGTGTAGGTATTGCTGGTAAAAGTCAAAATTTAGATGATGTTTTAGCTGGTCTAGGAAAAAAATATCAAGAAGAAGTTATTGATGGTGGTATGGAAGTTGCAGAATGGTGGAGCAAAAATGATGATGCTTTAGTAGGTTGGTCTAGTAAATTTAAAACATTAATGGAAGAATCTCCTGATGCACCAGCATTATTAACCATGATTGAAAATGGTATGCACCCAGAGTTTGCATTAAGACTTGTAGAAAATCCTACAAACGCATACGAAATATTAAAACAAGGTATTACATCAGGGTTTGTTGCAGATGTTAGAGCAGGTGCAAGAACTATACCAGGAAGTAAAATACCTGTTGGTGGTCAAACTGTAGGTAATGCAATACAATATGCACTACAACCTAAAGTATTAGATGATGCTTGGATAGATAATATTGCAGAGCTAATGAAAGGTAAACCTGATGAAATTTTTAATAAATCAGTTGCATCAAGGACAGGTAGTTTTTTAGATATATTTGCAGGTAGAGATAGAAGATTACCTTCTATGCCATGGGGAGATTTATCTAACCCTACACAAGCAGCAGATACATTTTACAAAGTAGGTAATATGTTTTCTATACCTGACACAATTATAGAAAAATATTTAAGACAATTTGTTAAAGCAGTACAAAACAACGACCAAGCACTTGCACAAAAAATATATTATGATGATTTACTTCAAGTTGAAGCTGCTATACAGCTTAAATCTATATTTGGTTTAGCAGATGATGAAATAGCAAGTTTTTTTCAAAAGAACATAGATGAAGTTAGAGGGTTCGGTGTAGAAGCTGGTATGTATAATGCTAGTATTTTAAATAAATTTAGAGACCCAGATTTTGTAAATGTATTAGTAAAAAAAACATTTGGTAGTTTGTTTGCTAATGAAGAAGATTTAATAAAATTTTCAGATAAGTTTATATCTTTAATTAGCCAAACAAGAGATATGTCAATAGCTGTTCCTAATCTAAGACAAACTCTTAGATATACAGGGTTGAAAAGAAAGTTAAGAAATGTATGGGCAGGTTCAAAAACTGTAGATGATAGTATAGATATAATTAGAAAAGCACATGATGATGGTATTAAAGGAACATTTTTTGACCCTGATACACCATTAGGACAAGTAACTGCAAATGCTTTTAAAGATTTTAAAGACCCATCAAGTTTTTATAAAGGATTAGAAACTGGTATAGGATTAGCTGAATCAGGTTTGTTTACATTAGTGTCAAGAGGATGGATGCCATTACAATTATTATTTAGGTTATCCTTCCCATTAAAAGTTATGCTTGATGGTCAGTTAAGAATGTCAACATTAGGGTTAGATTCTGTGTTTAGAAATCCAGTTGGTTTATTAAAATTATTGGCAAATGACCCAGAAGGTTATTTAGCAAAAGGATTAGGTATTGATGTATATACAGGACTAAAAGGACCATTTAGAACAATATCAGAAAAAGGTCCACAGTGGTTACCAAAGTCTATGCGTAGAGTAATGAACATAGTTAAAGAAGGAAAACAAGAATATTCTATACCTGAAGTTATGGCTATGTTTGCTAGAGACCCTAAGTTTACTTCTCAATTTACAAGACCTACAGATTTATGGGAAGAAGTTTTAAAACAAGGAACAAAAAATGTAAAACTAAAAGATGGTAGTGTATTACCATTTGTGCCTACAGACAGATATATAGAATCATATGTAGATTTTATGATTACCCAAGTAGTTAATGACCCATTAATGCCTTCAATAGCTAAGTGGCTTCGTGAAGGATTAACTGATGAAGAGATGGTTGCAAAAATATTAGACAGTCAAACCTTGACAGAAGAGTTACTTGTTCTTAATAAAAGAATTATTGCAAGAAACCAAAAAGATGGTGGTATTAAAATTGTAAAAGTTATAGAAGATGAATCAGATGTAGCAAACATAGTTGCACAGTATAGACAAACAATTAATGGTTTTACTGGTGGTAGTGATGCTTTAATAGAAGTTATAGGAAATCAAAGCGTTGCAGGTTTAGATTTAACACATTTTAATATATTAAGAAGCACACAAGCAAATAAAGCTAAGAATGAAATACAAAAACTTATGCAACCAGTATATGAAGAATTGCCAACATCTGTGCCAGGTTTATCTAAGAATGTAAATAAAGAAGCAGCTAATTTTGTTACAGCATTTTTTGACAGTATGTTCTTTGCAGTAGGGCAAATAGAAGCTGTGTGGTCAAGAATACCTACATTTAAACAAGCATACTTTTATTTTTTAGAAAACAATATTCCATTTGCAACTAAAGAAGGTTTAGCTGAATTATTAGCAAAACATTATGATAAAGGTAGTCCAATAAATTTACCAGAGAATATTGTACAACTTGCAAAACAAAACATAGAACAAGCAAGATTAACCCCAGATGAATTAGATAAATTATTAAAAGCTAATGTTCCAGTGTCATTAAAGTTTAATAATAAATCTATAGATACAGTTCTTTATAACTCTGAAGGATTATTTGATGCAAGATTGTTTAGAGGTGCTAAATCTACAGATGATATAGTGTTTGATTTAGATTTACAGAATGCAGAAAGAGCAGCATATATTACACCTAAAGAAATAGCTAATGTAAGAAGTGGTGCTAACAATACAAAAATATCTGCATATGCAGCATCTTTGCATGATGAATCAATAATAGTAAATGGTGGATTATCAGAATCACAAATATCTAAATTAAAATATAATTTGTTTGTTAAATTAGAAAACGATACATTAGTTAATAAAATTGTAGATGATTTTGTAGAAGCACTAGCAGATAATCCAAACATGTCATACAATGAAATACTTGAACGCCTTGGTATTAACAATAAAAAATTTAATATTAATAAAATATCTGACAATCTTATAAAAGGTAAGCATAAAGAATACGAAGTAAACCCATCAATTATTAAAAAAGTTTTAGACTTAGATACAACAAGACCATTTCCTAAAAAAGAAATTAAATCTGGAACAATTTACGCAGATGAAATATGGGAAGAAGCAGTCAAAGGTGAGATAGGTGGAAGTTTTGATTTAAGTAAATCTGTTACAGATGGACAAGATTTAGATTTTCTTGAAGGAATATATGTTAGTCCATATAAAGGTTTAGAAGATAAAATGGTTTTTGCTAATGGAGAATTTACAGCAGATAAAATAAAATTATTTATAGAAAAAAACAAAAATAAACTATCACAAGAAGGACATGTACTAGGCATTTGGAGAAGTAAAGGTATTGTATATTTAGATGTATCTATCAAAATACCATTAAAAGCAGAAGAAAAATTAATAGACCAACAAATAGCAAAAGCTATGTATGTGGGAATAGCAGGAAAACAAGAAGCAATTGGTGTAGTAAGAAAATCACAATTAGTAAGTATAGATGATGCTGGTGATTTGATACCAGAAAACTATACTTCATCTACACAATTTTTAAATACAACTAAAAAATCAACAGGAACTGCTACACATACAGCATTAAATTATTTAAAACAATATGGAGAAGAGTTCTTAAAAGATATTAAAAAGTGGAATCAACTTATAAAAGAAACAGGCATAGCACCTATTGTTAAAAACAAAAGAGGAGTTATTAATAGTAATGATGTGTTATTTAGAAGTGGTATGCAAGGAAACTTAAATACAGTTAATGGTACAAATAAATTTACTTTGTTTGGTGGCAAAGACAATCCACAGTTAAATAAACTTACACAAATAGATTATTTCTCTATGTTAGATTTGCATGGTGTTCGTTCAAACCTTAAAAGAATAATGACATATGATGATTTAGATAGAAGAGCTGCTGAATATGGATATGAATTACACAATAGATTGCTATATAACTTACTAGAAAGAGGATATTTAGCTGAAGCATATCGTGTAGCATTACCATTCTTTGAAGCATACCGAGAAGTTTTAGGCAGATATGCAACATTAGGTGCAGTAAATACTAGAGCAGCAGCACAAGTTGCAAATATATACAGAAGAGGATTAGAAACAAATATTATTTATGAAGATAAGTATGGAGAAAAGTATTTAATTTTACCTGTTGGTGGTACACCTTTAGAAGATTATGTTAAGTCTGAAGGTAGAGGAACTTGGACTGATGATATGGATATAGATGATTCAAGAGTTATTCTTAAAAGAGGTATTCCAATATCAGCACTCGGTGTAGCAGGTGGAGGTTTATTCCCACCATTAGGACCAGTAGTAGCTTTACCTGTAGGTTACCTAACAAGAAACAAACCAGAATTAAGAAGAGCTTTAGAGCGAAGTATATTTCAGTTTGGTTTACCATTTGACAATAAAGGTGCAACTGTTCTAGGAGAAGCGTTAGATGAATCAATGCCTTCAGTTGGAAGAAATTTATTAGGTGCAATTTTTGGAGAGAATGCAAAGAGTTTTGGTTTTGATGAGGATTTATGGTTAAGGTCTGTTAATGAAGGAACACAAATAGCAGCAGTTCTTTACCCAGAGATAGCACAAGACTTTGAAAAATTAGAACCATATGCACAACAAATAGCTAAAAACATATATCAACTTAAAGCATGGGATAGATTTGTCAATCCATATGCACCAAACCTTCGTGTTCTATACAATGTAGATGTTGATGATGTAATGTTTCAACAATGGTATGGAGTAGAGCAAGAGAAGTCAGGTTTGATTTGGAACTCATTTGTTGAGTTATCAGTCATTATGGGATTTTATAGAGATTTAAGAAGTTACTATTCACACTACATGGGGTCAGCAGCAGGAGATTTTGAAGCTACAAAACAATTAGTAATGTTTTTAGGATTAGGTGAGTATGATTTAGAAGATTCATTTACATCAGCAGCAATAGTTAAGCAAGGTAAGAAAATAAGTGAAGAAGGTAAACTACCTGTAACTAAACCAGAATATGATTTTGTTTTAGATAATCCAGAAGAATACAAAAAATATGGTGGAGTTATATTATATTATTTTGAAGGTCTTGGTACAGGAGATATAGACTATTCTTCATACAATACTTTAGATTATCTTAATGTTACTACTCCACTTACAGGAGATGAGTTTTTCTATTCAGCAGCTATGTACGCATCTTCAGTTGTAGAAAGAGCATTAAAACAAGCAGAAAACAAAAGATTAAAAACACTTGGTTATACAAACACTGATGATATGTGGAAATTAAGTATGGCAAAAATAGATTTAAAACTAAGAGAAATGTTCCCACTTGCATATGGTAGAGATTTAGGAGAGTTGTCTAAGTTAGAAGGATATAACACAGTTTCATCACAAGAATGGGATATTGAAATTAGATTACTAGAAGAGATTTCAAAAGAAAATGATTTTGCTAATAGTCCAGTAGCTCCATATATAAATCAATATTTTACAATAAGAGAAAGTGCTATTGTAGGTGTACAAAAAGCAAAGAATATGCCACTGCGACAAGATGCTTTAGATTATATCATTACAGGAAATACAGAAGATGCACAAAAAATTAGAGATTTCTTGTATTATAAAGGTGTAGAGTTAGCTCAACAAAATGTTATGTTTGCTGTAGTATGGGATGAGGTGTTCTACGAAGAAATATCATATTATGGAATAGGTACAAGTTAATGGGATTAATTAAGAATTTTATAGTAGCGTATGATGAAGAAGTTACAGAAGGTGTTGACCAAAGCACTGACCCAATAGATTTAATTACAGGTGATACTGGTGTAAGTATTGACCCAGGTATAACTCAAATTATTATAGATGAAATATCAGATGCTTTAGGTTTAGATAGTAATAAACCATTAGGTATAGGTTTTAAAGGTAAATACAAAACTATGGTATTTGATGATGTATTGGGAGTATCTGCACCAAAAGATGTAGATGCAGAAGATTATTTAATCTCGCAAGGTTTTAAATATATTTATTTTCCAGAAGATATTACACAAGAAGGTTCAACATTTGGACCAAAGATAGTAGCTCAATTAAAGAACATGATGGCTAGTATTAATCTTATAGATATTAATAAAACTATAGGTGTACAAAAAGATGCAGAGTACTACAAAGGCATACAAAAACTTATGGAGTTTTCTATGAACAATGGTGGACAATTTACATTTATGCAAGGTTTAAAAATGTTATATAATGCTTCACTTGCACAAAATGCACCAGTGCAAAATTACACTATGAGTACAGAAGAAATGGATGATTTAGTAGATACATATTTAAGTAGTGCAGAAAAGAAAAAAGGTTCTCCATTAACAAAGAATGAAAAAGATTATATTTCTAGACAACTTAATGCTAAATTAACAGACTTCCAAAGTTCGTTATCAGGGTTACAACCAGCATCTACAGCAAGAATAGAGTATGATATTGCCACAGGACAAGCAACTACTATACCAGGACAAGCAGCAGAGCAACCTGATGTTGAAGGATTAGAAGAAGAACTATCAGGTGTAGTAGAAGAGTTTATAGCACCTAGAGAAGAACTGGCTAGACAAGCAGAAATAGAGGAAGATTCTGCGACAAGATTTGCTAGAACTATGAATAGTTTGTCAACAGCAGAGAGTGAAGGAGTAATGAGGTAATGGCAACTACACAAGAAGTAATAGAAGCGTTACAAGCAGAAGGTTTATCAGAAGAAACAATTAAGTTTATTGTTCCAATACTTGCATATGAATCTCGTGTTGGTAACACACCATATGTGTTAGATGCTAAAGATGCACTGTCAGAGTCTTATGGATTAGGACAAGTAAATATAGAAACTATGGAATCAGCTATATGGATGGCATTAAATGAATCAGATATAGAAATTCCTGGTGCAACAGAACAACAAATTAGACAGTGGAATACAGCTATGTATCAAGAAGGTGAAGAAGATGTTAGAAACTTTACAGAGGAACAAACAAAATTTGTTATTGATTACTTATTAAATAAAGCAGATTTGCAATTTAATGCAAAAGTAGTGAAGCATATGATACATCAAAAACAATTAGAAAATAAAGGTATGTCAGAAATGGATGCTATTTTAAATTTGTATGTACTGACACCAAGAAAATTTGATATCAACAATACTAACTTTGAAGATTTTACAGAAAAGGATGCAGAGGAAGCACAAAGATTTAAAGACCAAATAGATGCAGAAGTAGAAAGTTTTTATACAACTACTCCACCTACTACACCTCCACCACCTCCAACTGGTGGTAGGAAAGAAAGAGTTTTAGAAGCTACTAAATCAGAAAGAAATTTATATAACAGTCAAGTAGGTCCTGCTGTAAGTGCAGACCAAGGGTTTGAAGAAGCAAAGTTAAAAACAGATATTGCTAGAGGTAATTCTCCAGATTATGTAAAATACAAATCATTAAGTGATTATCAAATGAAAAACTTTTTACTAAAAAATATAAATAACAAAAGAAAAAAATTAAATAAACCTTTGTTATCAGAATTAGAACCTATGCAAGATATGCCACAGGCAGCACCTGTTGCAGACATTAGCATACAATTTCCTTATGGGAGACCAGTTAATATACAAGAAGTCTTAGATTTATTAGGAGAATAAATGGAAGAGGATAACATACCTATTCCTGAAGATAACACACCTACAAATGCAGTAGATGAAAGACTTAGACTGGAAAGAATTATTAAAAATGATATTTCTAATCCTAGACTTAAAGAAGGTTTACTTAAAAGATATTTAGATTATGATGAATTTGTTAAAGGACTTCCTGCTGATAGAGCAGAACAATTATTAGACTATACCAATCAAGATGTTGCATTTAATCTTGATTTATTTAAAGA